TTGGCTAAGGGGCAGTGTAGATTGTCCTCATTGCCAGAAAAAGATACCAATACCATTACTAAAACCTCAATTTAGAGATGTAGATACGCTTATACGCTTGAGCGAGTTCTTATCCGGCGAAGCCGATAGTAGGCCGGAACAGGTAATTAGATTAGAGTATGTTGACCCAAAGGAGAGAAAATGACAACGATTAGCTGTGATAGATGTAAAAAAGAAAAGCCTTCGACAGGAAAAGAACCGAATTTATGGTATTATATTGTTTGTAATAGAGGACTTGAAAGTTGGGATTTATGTCCTATATGCTATAAGGCTTTTTTGGATTTTATGAATGCAATCAACAATCCAAATCAACCGTAAGCCCTACGACTGGCTAAAGAATAGCACGAAGCCGGAAAACTGGTTATGGGGCGGCTCGTCCAGCAGTAAATCTCATACCATAGCTCAACACCTTGTATTTGAGAAGTTCTGTAAGCTGTGTGATATAGGCATTCTCGTGCTCAGGAAGACCCGTCCTGCCGTTAAGGATAGTTGCTGGCCGCTAATACATACTTATCTTGACCAGGCGGGGGTTGACCATAAAGACAATAATACGGAGCTAAAGATTCGTGGTAGAGCTGATAATTTCTTCTCGTTTGACGGTCTTGACAATATAGCTAAAAAGAAATCTATCGAAGGTATTAACTATATCTGGATAGAGGAGTTGGCGGGACTGAGTTCGGACACCAGGATTATCGAACGCGAATATCTCTTATTAGATACCATAAACCGGCACAAACCAGCAGAGGGGGCTATAAACCAAATCTTTACATCATTCAACCCCGAAGACCCGTATGGCAACGAATGGGTATTTAACGCTACGCAGGATGGCGATACCGCAGATAGGCAATTACTACATATCAACTATGACGAAAATCCGTTCTTAGACGAAGACAGGCGTAAGCAAATTGAGAAGAACGCCGCCGCGAATGAAGAGTATAACAAGATTTACAAAAAAGGTGAATGGGCGACCCTTACTGGCCTTATCTATTCTAACTGGGATACAGTACAGGAAATGCCCAAAGAGTACGAGCGCAAGATATGGGGGCTTGACTTCGGCTATGTTAATCCTACGGCTTTAGTGGAATTGAGATTCATCGGTAATGAGGTCTATGAGAAGGAATGGCTATATCAAACGAACCTAACGAATCCAGAGATTATCCAGAAGCTAAAAGAGATAATCGACAAAGACAGCTATGAGGAGATTATCGCTGATTCTGAAGACCCTAAAACCATTACTGAGATTGCTAACGCCGGCTTTAACATCCACCCCTGCTATAAGGGTAAGAACTCGGTACGGGAGGGCATACAGGCCGTCAAGGCCCTTAAATGTCATCTTACAGCCGACAGTATTCATCTAAAGGAAGAGAAACGGAGCTATATGTGGAAAATGGACAGGGTAGGCCATTCTTTTCCCGAACCCGTAAAATTCAGAAACCACTTGATGGACGCCGAAAGATATGGTATAATGAAAGTCAAAGCAGGTGCCTGGGCCGGATTACTGATAACAGACGAAGACAAGGAAGATGAGGACGCAATGCTCGGCGATGCGGGCTGGACGGAATATTGAAAGGATAGGAAAATGAATAAATGTAAAACTTGTGGGTTTTTTGTAGTAAAAGAGGGTAATACTCTTATACCAGTTCCAGGCGACTGCCATAATCAACCATTACCGCCTCCGCCGAATAATGAACTATTACGAGAAGGGGATTGTGAACGAAAGGAAATTTAAAATGAACAGACGTAGTTTCTTTCAAAGCATATTGGCAGGGATAGGAGCGTTGGTAGGGCATAAGGCTGGATATGGTTTACCCTCAATACCATTAGAGGATATGCCTCCTATGCCCCCAGTTAAGCCACCTAAAATAGACAAAGAGCACGGCGACCAGTTTGAGGAATGGGCGAAGAATATTAGAGACGATGCTTTATCTTACACAATAACTGTTCGGGGCATAAGCTGTGATGGCGAAACTGTAATGATAGATTACGAAGTTAATATAGGTATAGACGTAAAGAAATTAAAGTTTAGCACGGATGCGAAGACCAACGAGACAACAGATTGAAGCATATAAATTCTGCTATTTGCATAATTGCACGCACAGAGAGGCCGGTCTTTTGATGGGCTGCTGCCGAAGTAATGTTACAAGACTACTCTTACGTCTAAAAAAGCGAAATCCCCATTTATTTACCAAGAAAGCCAGATTCACGTCAAAAGCACTACTTAACACTTCTGTATTTTAACTGAATATGTAACACACAGCCCTATTTATAGAAAGGCGTTTTTCTATATAGGGGCTTGTATGGGCTTAAAGAGTAGGATTGCCCTATGGTTGTTAAAGGCGGCTGATATGCCTGGGGCTTGGAGTATCCCTCAGTGGCAATCAGGAAGGCCATATTTACCTACTGAGAATTATTTAAGTCTCGTTAAGAAATACACTGGCTGGGTTTATGCTTGTGCCCATATCAACGCCGTAAGCTGCGCCCAGATACCTTTGCGACTCTATACCGTGAGGACTAGCAAAAAGACCAAATCGCTATTTCCCACCAAATCAATACGCTCAGAACGTATGGATTATCTCGCTAAATCCCCTACTACTTGGAGGGCTATATCAAAGGCAGTAGAAGTAGAGGAGGTTTTGGAACATCCCTTCTTAGAGCTTATGGCCAAGGTGAACGATTTCAGGAATGGTTTTGACTTGATGGAGGAGATGTTCTTGTATCTGGATTTGGTGGGTAATGCCTACTGGGTCATTTTAATGAACAATATAGGCGTACCAGACGAGATTTGGCCGTTAATGTCTCAATACGTTAAAATCGTTCCCGACAAGCAGAAGTTCATATCTCATTTCGAATTTACTATTGACGGTATCAAAAAGTATCTTGTCGAACCGGAGAATATGGTTCATTTCAGAAACGTCAATCCCAGAAGTGTCTTTTATGGTCTTAGCCCTTTACAAGCCAGCGTAGTGGCGGCGGATTTAAGCGTATCTATGAATACTTACGAAGTCGGTCTAATGAAGAATAGCGCTATGCCAGAGTTTGCGATTATGCTGCCGGAAGACGCGGGCACTCCGCCGGAGGACGAGCAGGAACGGGTGATTAAGAAATGGGTCAAGCGATTCGGCGGAGTTAAAAAAGCAGGCAAACCGGCATACCTGTTTGGCGGGGCAAAGATTGAGAAAATCTCGCTATCGCCGAAAGAGATGGCTTTCCTAAAGGGTCGTCAAGCCACCCTAAACGAGATAGCCGCTATCTTTGGCGTACCTATGAGTAAACTGACTACGGAGAATGTAAATCGAGCCAACGCTGAGGTAGGCGAATACTCTTATATGAAGGATACCGTCCTGCCTCGACTTCGCAAGGCCGAGCAGAAGTTAAACGAAGCCTTACTACCGAAATACGATGCAAGTCTGTTCTGTGCCTTTGACAATCCTGTGCCACAGGACAAGGAGTTCAGATTAAAGGAGCAGGACTCTCATATTAAGAACGGTTACTCATCTATAAATGAAGAACGGCAAATAGACGGAATAGAGGAGTCTGAATGGGGGCAGGTTCCTTTACTGCCGATGACTTTAGTGCCTGTTGGTTCGGAGCTTGCAGGAACAGAGATGTCTCAAGAACGCACGAGGATGCCCCAGGATGCGATAGCTATTAAGGCCCCCCGCAGACTACCACCTTTAGGCCATCCGACCAATTTTGTGGATCAACCATTTGTGGAAGTTGTGCAGGAAGTCTTTAGGATGCAGGCCAGAGAGGTATTAGCCAAGTTCGATAATATAAAAGCATTAAGACCCCAGAGGGCGATATTATCTCGTCTATATTCGATATGCAGAAGTGGAATAAGGTTTTGGGCGAAAAGAAAGACCCATTCATCAGATATACGCTTATGAGCGGCGGGGAAAAGGTATTGAGGCAAATCGCCGAGGAAGAGTTTTTCGACCCGATGAACCCCAAAGTTATGAACGCCTTGGAGAGGCAGCGCATAGGCAGCGTCCAATCCACTAATAGCGATGTGGTTAGGAGACTGCGTAAAACGTTAGCACAAGGATTAGAGACGGCTGAAACCATACCTGAATTACGAAAACGAGTAGCTGGGGTTTTTGAAGGACTGGAGAGATACTCTGCTGAGCGAATCGCCCGCACCGAGACTATCTGGGCCTGGAACGAAGGCGCTGTGCAGGGCTATATCCAGTCAGGGGTAGTCGAAAAGAAACAATGGCTAAGCGCAGCCGATGATAGGAGTTGTGATTTCTGCCCTCAAATGGACGGCAAGATTATATCGGTTGAAGCCTATTTCTTCGAGAAGGGTAGTAAGTTTGAGGTCGGAGACCGAACCTTGTCTTTTGTATATGAGGATGTAGGCCATCCCCCGTTACATCCAAGTTGTCGGTGCTGTATTGTACCTATTGTAGAGGAATTATGATAACCGAAGCAAAAAACAAACTGATGAAGAAAAAGCCAAAAAACCGGAAACGTTACCAGACTCATAAGAACGAAAAGCCTGGCCTCTCTTTTCTGGAAGTTACTGGATATAAAAAAGGGTAATAAAATGCTAAGAAAAACATACATAGCTAAAGCCGAAGTTGACGATGACGAGCGAACAGTAACGGCGGTCATCTCTACCAGCGCCGTAGATAGGGAGCACGAAGTCTTATTGCCTAAAGGTGCTGACTATGAACAGTATCAGAAGAACCCTGTCGTTCTGTGGGCACACGATTATCGGGAACCGCCTATCGGCAAGGCGTTATGGATAAAGAGTGGTAGGAAGAATATTTCTGCCAAAGTCCGGTTCGCCGATACCGACAAGGCTGAAGAGATATATCAGTTGTTCAAAGGCCATTTCCTCAACGCCTTTAGCGTGGGGTTCCTGCCTGCCGAGGACGGCTCTCATCCACCTACACCAGACGAGGTCAAGAAGAACCCCGAATGGGCAGAAGCCAAGCGGATATACGATAAGTGGGAACTATTGGAGTTCTCCGCCGTACCCGTACCAGCCAATCCCGAAGCTCTTGCTACCGCCGTTAAGAGTAAGGACATATCCATATCGCAGGAATTGCAGGACGAGCTTGGTATCGAGGAGGAAGTTACTATTTGGATAGATACGGAATTAGAGGGGAATTGGGTCAAAGGTGAAGATTTTGCAACCGATGGATATGGCAAGTTGGAACCTGTTTTGAAGCCCGAAGAAACAGATGATTATATTCGCATCCCTGTCAGAGATTGTAAGGTTACTGCCACAATCACCATATCCGCCAAGGAGGGAATCAAAGGTCTTTACTGTGGCAAGATTAAGAAAATCAGGACGTATCTATTTGCTAAGGCAAAAAACTGGACGATGGCCAAGGCTAAAGCGTGGGTCAAGGAACACGATTCCGGTAAAGGATGTGAGTGTAAAGTGGAAACGAAATATCCCGTTAAGGTTACTAACAAAGTGCCTGTAAAGACGGAGACGAATAACGAATTACTTTTAGACCGTTGTTTTAAACGTGCAAAAGGAATTATGTACGAATGAAGCCAGAGTAATTAGCCAGACACAATGGAGACATTCGCTAAAAAGTAAAGCTGAAATGTTAGTTGTAGAATGGTGGAGATTACAGGCGGTAACTAACATTTTAAGGAACCGATTATGAAAATTAAATTAGTACAGGAATGGCTCAATGGGGATGACCTCTACAAGCCATCGGAATATCAGATTTTAGAAGTACCCGATGAGATAGGCGAAAAACTTATCGAAGATGGTATTGCTGAAAAGCATAATCCGAAAGTTGATAATGTTGTTGTTGTCAGAGATATTGACGAAGCCGAAAAAGAGAAAAAGCTGGAAGCGATGATTGATGCCAAGCTTGCCGTCGTTTCCGGCAAGAAACCCCCTCCTTTCGGCGAAGGCGATAAAAAGCTTGAAAAGACAGGCGGTTATGATGAATTCTGGCAGTTTGCAAGGGACATCTACCAGGCTGGCGAAGGCGGACGCTCTATGCCGAACAAATTAGCGACTTGGGACAAAAGTGTAAAGACTGCCGGTCATCTGACTGAAGGTGATGAGGCACAGGGCGGATATTTAGTGCCTGAAGAATTCAGGACTACGCTAATGGAGAACCTGATTGAGGCTTCCATTATACGCAACAAAGCCCTTGCCATCCCGATGCAGACTAATACTATTAGAATCCCTACGGTTGAAGATTGGACACACGCATCAAGCACACACGGTGGAATTGCCCTTATTCGGCCAGGTGAGGCCGGTCAAAAGACGCCAACCAAGCCGAAATTCGGGCAGATTCAACTAACGCTTCATAAATTAGTTGGCTTGGTTTTTGTCTCTGACGAACTGCTTGAGGATAGCCCGATTAGTATCGCTCCATTGATGAGCAGAATGTTCAGCGAAGCTTTCGCCTGGCAGGAAGACGAGGACTTCATCTGGGGTACGGGCGGAGCTATGCCGTTAGGCATTATAAATGCGCCTTGTTTGGTTACGCAGGCCATAGAGACTGACCAGGACGCCGATACAATCGTTACTGAAAACATCATTAAGATGTGGTCGAGAATGCGTCCGAGGGGTATGGGCAGCGCCGTATGGCTGGCTCACAACGATACTTTCCCACAGCTTGCAACTTTGACTCTAGCTATTGGCACGGGCGGCACTAATGTCGGTCTTATCGATAGAGTGCCAGGCGCTCCGTATTCGTCAATGTTAGGCAGGCCACTTATCTTAACCGAGCATTGCGATACTGTCGGTGATTTGGGCGATATTCTGCTTTGTGATTGGCGTCAATATCTAATCGGCCAAAAGGCGGGCGCCTCGGCGATAGCGGCAGCTTCGAGCATTCATTTGAAGTTCGATTATGATGAAGTGGCCTATCGTTTCGTAATGAGGTATGACGGCCAACCCTGGGAATCCTCGGCATTCACCCCGAAACGAAGCGCTATTACCCAAGGTTCGTTTGTCGCTTTGGCTGCAAGAGCATAAAAACTTTTTAAGGAGTTAAAATTATGATTAAAACTTACGAAGACAAAATCGTTCCGGTATATGGCCCAATAGATGCAACTGGTGCAACCGTGACCTCTGATATTGTAAGTCTGAAAAATTACGACCACGTTACTTTTATCGTTGAGATTGGTCTTTGTTCTGCAACAGCGGCGACATCTACAAACCTTGCCCTCAAAAAGGGCGAGAATGTAACGACCTGTGCTACGGCGATGGGTAAAGCTGTAAGTTTCAGATACTTTATTAACACCACGGCGCAATCCGGCGATACACTTTCGGCTTTAACTGCGTTCCCGATTGCAGGCATTTCAATCGGACACGGCAATACTTACGATTTTGTAGGCACGGGCAATGCGCTATTTGTCATCGAAGTTGACGCAGCCGATTTAGAGCCGACAGTAGCCAATCCCTATGATACAGTGCGAATTGGCTGTATATTTGCAGGTCAGGCCACGCTTGTTTCAATTTTGGCTATTCTGTCGAGAGGCCGTTACAAAAGCGCTTCAATGCCAACGGCAATAACTAATTGATTCATTTTCCTCCTTCAGGTCGGGGCACTTACCGTGCCTCGGCCTGGCGGTGGAATTTTAGGAGATTTATTATGAGTGTAGATACAAGAGGCCCTATGGGCAGTAAGTGGATGAAGGGCAATTTGATTATGTATCCACAGGCGGCGGGATACGGCGTTGAATATTGCGTTGATAGCGTTAATGGCAACGACAACAATTCCGGTTTTGACTGGGGACACGCCAAAAAATTGCTATCTGCTACTATTACGGCAAGCAATACTTATATCGCCATAACGAAAAACGCCAATAAGCGTAACAAGATTTATATTGGTGGTGGTATGCTTTCTGAAGTATTAACAACCTTGCCGAATCAATGCGATATTATCGGTGTTGGTAATAGAACGGCTTGGTCGCCTTTGATAAACGGAGTTATGACAATTGGGAC